AGAACTATCAGCCAAAACAGACACTTTGTATCCCTGTTCTCTTTTTTCTAATAAATCTTGATGTAATAAGTCAAAATTTTTATTGAAAATGGGCTGAACTTGCAGATTAAATTGAATTTCTAAATCAGCTTGTAACTGAAGTTGATTACCAAACTCAATGGTATTTTTAGCAGCAATATCTTCTGAGAAGTTATTTTTTTGATAGTAAATTTCTTCGGGAATTAAATGTGCCAAAGGAGAATTTTCTACTTTTTTATATGCTTCTTGTGCATTAGTAAAATCTTTTTCTAATTGAGCTGCAATAAGTGCAATATCTTTAGTCCAAACTATAGTATTTTTAGGCAAATAGTTTAAAATAGAGATTCTCATTTCTTCCAATATCGAATTTTGAATGTTAGGAAGAATAGTTACTTTCTGATAATTTTTAATACTCAACTGCGAAACAGGGTCAAAGCTTCTTACAGATACAATTTCATCACCAAAAAACTCAATTCTGTAAGGATTTTCGTTAGAAAAAGAAAACACATCTACAATTCCTCCTCTTATAGAAAACTGTCCGGGTTCCACCACAAAATCGACACGTTCAAACTGATATTCGTTTAATTTTTCTAATTTATCTTCTATTTCTTGTAGCTTGTAAGCCATTTGTGTAGGAGATGCGATTAAGTTAGCCATTAATTTCCTAGTCTACTTTTCCCAAATTTATTTTTAAGTCTTTGAGCAGCAGATGTTTTGTTTTTTAATCTTTCTTTTCTATTAACCATGTCTTTTAAAGATGGTTTTTTATCTTCGTATTTCATTATTATCTCCTAAACTATCGCTACATCTGGTCCTAGTCTACCTTTACTATTCCATTTAGATGTCTCTGTTGTACTGTGTCTTAGACTCATAGCTGCATATCTTGTTGCTGCCATTAGGTCATCTTTAATCTTTACTATCTTACCATCTTTACGATGATATAACCTAAATTCATCGAACCATTCAGTACAAGTATTAAATACTTTAAATTTACCCGCTTCCATGCGAGTAAGCATCTCCATGATTCCTGCTTCTACTGAATTACCACCTTTTTTCTCACCTAATGCAGGTGGGTTCTCAAAGTGAAATGGCATCATGTTGACATGTGCCGTTCTGTATTGCTCTGCTAGTGTTATACCTGAGCCTTTATCATGCTGGTATCCATCATGTGGCCATATAACAGGAATATAGTGACTGCCTTCTCTATTGTTTATATGACTGGCATGATAATCAGGGGTTTGTTTTGACATTTTATAAACATCATACACATAAATGATGTCATTGTCTCTATCCCATGCTATCCATGCAACGGCAGTCGGGTGGTCATACCCAAAATCGAGGCCTGCGATACGACTAAAATGAGGGGGTAGGGTAAAGGGCTCACAGGCCAAATTCTCTTCTAATATCGGAAATACTAAGCCTGACCCTACCATAGGTATCCCTTTAGACCTCATTTCTCTTTCATGAGGTGGTAGAGCACTTAATATCTGCTCTTTCATATCTTCTGTTAGATGGTCTGCATCATTCCAGCCTGCAGTAATTAGGGCCTGAGCTGGCTTTAAATCGCTTGTAAAGTTCTGCACGACTTCTGTCATTCCCGATTCGGGTGTGAATGTTAAATAAACTTGTCCACGCCTGTCTAATGTTCTTGTAATACATTGCGAATATATGTCTTGTGGGGGTTCTTCGTCTAGCCATACTAAATCAATACTCTCCCCCATAAATTTTTCAGCACCCATTTCATAGGCTTTAAAGGCAACTCTCGACCACCCACCGCTTTTATGTTTAACAAGGACTGACGAATGTGCGTTAGGCACTCCAGGTTTCCTTGTAGTTTCACCAATGAGATGTTTAGGGATGGAGCCTTTTCCCCTGTCTCTTGGGTTGTCGGGTTGCCCGAACAATTCTTTTTGACATATGTCTCTTGTGGTTTCATTACTCGCACCGCAAACCCAAGCCTTAATAGGCTCTTTAAATTTTTTTCCCTTCCACCATTCAGGATATTCTCCTGTGAGATGAATAGCCATCTCCATAGCACCTACAAATGATTTGCCAACCCTGTTGGCCGCCATCAATAATCTTTGATTGGCCTGTTTACCTGCTTCATGAAAATCAAGCTGAAATCTATAGGGCTGATAGTAGTTAAGACGATTAGTCTCTTGACGCTTTTTAAGGGTGGATAGTATCTCTTCTATTCTTTGAGTTTCAGTAGACATAGTTATCCACCACTAAGTATAGTGGTTTTTTTTCTTTTTGCAACTATATGTTGTGTTTTTAGGCTAAAAAGGCAGATAAAATTAATTACCTGCCTTTCACGACTATGCAGAATCAAATAAAAAGTAATTCAATTATAGCACTACTATTTTTCAAAACAAGGTTTTAAATTTTTTTTTAGCCATATGAGTGTCATGAAGTGGTGTTAGTATAGAACATATTTCCCCTCCGATGTGGGGAGTGATAGTCGTCTCACTCTCTTTATTTAAAAAGGGGGTCGCACCCCCTGCGAGCGAAGCGAGCAGGTAGTCCGAGCGAAGCGAGGTGTTGGCCCTGGCGGAGCCAGCAATATTAGAATATGCTAATATACTAATAAACTAATATGCTAATGTACCTTGCCCGAAGGGCGCCATATTAGTATTTGCTAATATACTTATATTCCCTGTGGGGCCCGTTAAGACCCCTTTGGAGAAACTATGCAGTTAATCTACCTAGTACGCTTAAGTAAGCTATAGCGGCCTTTGTAGCTGTCTCTCTGTCTTCGCCTAGATGAAGCATTCTAACGTCAATTAGATTTTGCAATGCATTCTCTGATTCGTTCATGCGTTCGCCTATTAGTTCAAATTTATTCATTTTGTTTTTCTCCATATTAGTTTATATCTATACAATAACAAATAATGATATCTATGTCAACATTTATTTTAAATTAATTTGAGCAGTTTTATCACATACTCAGGTGTGCGGAGAAAATTAAATTTCTTCGTAGTCGTCAGGATATTCAGGGTTATCATTGATGTATGTATCATGTACTGATACATCTAATATAGATTCTCCATGATGATTATTCCATGCTTTATCTTTTGCCAGTTTTTCTGCATCTTCCTGACTGTCCGCTAACACGTAATATTGATTTGAATATATTGTGTCTACTGTTATTTCGTAGTATTTTTTTTCGCTCATTTTGTTTTCTCCACCAGCTTTATTACTGGTATGTATATACAATAACAAATAATAATATTAATAGCAAGTATTTATTTTAATATATTGTGTGCGTATATATATCTATTATATATATATCTATTATCCCGCCCGCCCGTACCTGAGTATAATGTCTGTTATATAATATTGTCAAGGATTATTATGGCATATTAGAATATCTGAATATACTGAAATACTTATTTGAATAATGTGGGCAAGATTGCCCCACCCACCCACCTATTATAATTCTTTGTGTTCGTATATGCAAGGATTATTTATACAAAAATAATAAATATATTCCTTGTATTAATATTTGTATTCATATATAATCTTTATATAGGCTGTAGAGATTTCCTTAATCTAATAATCCACCCCTGGGCGTATGATTATTCTCATTAGCATATAAGGATATACTAATATTGGGCCTATATTTAAGCTTTTAGGGCGTGTGAGTGTTAATATATATACGTCTATTCTTTATCTGGTATTGTGTGCGTGTGATTTGTAAAACCCTCAAATAAGCCTATTATTGCTTACTATAGTAGTGTATGTGTATATAGAATAAGGCCTTTAGGTCTTTTCCCCGCCATCAGATTTTAATTTGACTTGTATAAGAATATTAGTAGATTCTAATATAGATATGCACTAAAAAGCCCGCATATTTCAGCGGGCTAATATTGTGTTATTTAGGCCATGTTTTCATAATTCCCCCATCTTGTTTGTTAATCTTTTAAACTCTTTTTCATACCACATATAATTATTTTCGTATCTTTTTTGTATAGCTAATTTTATATAATCATCATCATTTAAATGCGGGTATGTTTGAAACACATCTAATACGCCACCACTACAACTGTTATTGTGTATAGTGAATAATTTGAATAATGATGTTCTATATTCTTTTATCATGCTTGCCCCCTTGCGTATTTTGCCCCATTGCCATGCACTACAATGGCAATAGATTTGAATGAGTTTTCCCCATTGCATTTATTACACTTTTCGCAGGTTGTTTTTGAGCCTTCAAGCGTTGCGGGGCATAGTTTTTCATTATCTGATATTTCTGATACATCTGATATTGTTCTGAATGTTCTTAACCCTTCACGCCATGCGGTTTTAGCTTGTTTTAGCGTTTCGCATGATGTCATTAAAAACTTCTTAATATATTCATATGATGAAGTTTTAATATTTGCCTGGTGAGTATAGCCCGTGTGAGATTTTGCGAACCTTAGAAGGCCTTCCCATACCTTAGCGGGAACCGCTCCAGGGTCTCCATAAGAACCAATGCGGATATCTTGGCCCGCCCCAAGCATTGCAAGCGGATATAAATTATCTCCATAATTAAGTTTTTTATAATTGCCCTTCTTATAGGCTTTATATACCGCTAGAATTGGCATTGGGTTAACATAGCATGAACGCTTTGGGGCCATTCCTTTTTTCTTTTGCGGGTCAACTGTTCCTTTATGCGGACAGTTTCCGCATATTGAATAATCTTGCCCCGTGCGGTTCGCTGTTATCGGGTCAATGTCACTTCTAATTATCCAAGTTTGTGCCATATCTCCGATTTTAGGGTTTTTGCCTTGTGGCTGATATATAACAATTATAGGTTTGTTATCAATTAGACTAGGCCCTTCATATATAATTGTGCTTGTCATTACTCTTCCTCCTCTTCTTTAAAATCGCCTTGAATATCAGGTATGGCATCATCGCCATATTCAGTACCCTCGAAAGTTACTGTTATACCTGTTGAATATTCTTGTTCTTCTCCCACATCATCTATCTGTGAATCTTGATATATATCTGTTACTTCATCTTCTGTTAGTTGTCTGTCGCTTTTGATTGTCCATGAACGAATATCAACAGTTTGTTCGCTTGCTTCATATATGTATTTTTTAGTCATTATTCACCCCCTTTAATTTGTTTTGTTTGCCATTCGCTCACGCCATATCTTTCACCTATAACGCTTTTGACAGCCTGCCAGATTTGTTTTTCAAAATCTTCATCAGGTTTCTTGTCTTGGTCTTGCACTAAGAAATCGACAAAATTATCAGTTTCAGTAATAAAAATCCTGATTTCTTTTTTTTCTACAAGATTACCATTTATTAAGTTTTTTAAGCTCATTCTATTTACCTCTTTATTAAGTTTCATATAAGTACATTAGC